TTCCCCGATTCATCCCTCACGGTAGCGTTCCAGCCGAGCGTGCAGAGCGCGATCCAGGACCGGACCCTCCAGCGTGTGTTCCGAGACGCCCTCTTCCCGCGTCTCCTGTTCCGCATGGAGTCGGTCCCCGAGCTGTGGCCGACCAACCTGGGAGCCAACCAGACCTTCACCCGCGCCGGCCTGATCCGCCCGACGACCCGTCCCCTGACGGCCAACACGGACCCGACCCCCGGCTCGGCCTACGACGTCGAGCAGTGGGAAGCCACTGCCCAACAGTGGGGCCACACCATCGACACCCACATGCCGACCAGCTACACGACCCTCGCGTCGCTGTACCTGCGCAACATGCACCAGCTGGGCATGCACGCCGGCCAGTCGCTCAACCGGGTGGTGCGCGACAAATTGTACAACGCCTACACGGCCGGCAACACGGTCGCGACCGCGTCCGCGTCCAGCACGACCATCGCGGTCGCCAACCTGAACGGGTTCACCAAGAACTTCGTCAACGGCCGGCTGGCCACGGTCAGCGCGTCCAACCCCCTGACCATCACGACCGGCCCGGCCAGCGCGCCGACCAACACGGCCCAGGTCATCGCCTTCACCCCGACCTTCGTCGGCGATGAAATTCACGGCGGGACCCTGACCCTGGCGGCGGCGCTCAGCACGGCCATCGCGGCCCGTGACCCCGTCCTGGCGGCCAACCGTTCCATCCTGGTCTACAACGGGGGTGGCGACGCCATCGACGCCATGACCTCGGCCCGCCAGTACAAGATGCAGGACGTCCGCTCCTGCGTGGCCAACCTGCGGTTCACCAACGTGCCGCCCCACGAGGACGGGACCTACCACGTCCACCTGGACCCCATCTCTGAGTCCCAGATCTTCGGGGACAACGAATTCCAGCGCCTCAACCAGTCGCTGCCCGACTACATCCACTACCGCAAGATGGCGATTGCCAGCTTCCTGGGCTGCACCTTCTACCGCAACTCGGAGGTGCCGACCACCGCGACGGTGGACGACAACCAGCAGACCGGTTTCACGACCGGGTTCGAGCTGTCCAACCCGGCAGGCGTCAAGATCCACCGCCCGATCATGACCGGTGCGGGCGCCATCGAAGAGAAGTACCTGGATGAGAGCCGCTACATCAGCGACGCGGGCGTGCAGGGCAAGATTGGAGAGTTCGCCGTCGTCAACGGTGGGATCCAGATCATGACCGAGCGGATCCGCCTCATCCTGCGGTCGCCGCAGGACCGGCTCCAGCAGCTGACCAGCTCAACCTGGTCGTTCTCGGGCGACTTCCCCATCCCGACCGACGCCCTGGCCAAAGGGTCTAACGCGATGTTCAAACGCGCCGCAATTTCCGTACACGGCGAGTAACGCCCCGAACCTGACCGAACTAGCCGGCCCCCAGGAAACTGGGGGCCGTTTCTATTTGGGCCCTTGACCTCCTGCCCTGCCCGTGGTGACGTGCCAACATGGCCGATGAAGAAACCCCCACCCCTCCACCTTCCGCCCAGCCACCGCGCGGCCAGCAGCGCAAGCAGCGGGCTCCGCAGGGACCGGATCCCATCCCCCAGCTGGCCGGACGACCCGGGCCCGCCCAGGCCCAGCCGGCCAAGCTTGTCACCCCGCCGGACGGCCCACCCCCAGACCCGGCCCCGACCCGCCGCTACCTGGTGATCGAGACGGTCAACCTGCCGATGGGCACGGGAATGACCACCCTGCAGCAGGGGGAGGAGCTGTCTTCCCGCCAGTACGACATCCCCCGCCTGGTCAGCCTGGGGGCCAGGCTACAAGAGATCGTGTAGGCTTGGCAGTATGTCGGGTGCAGCCGTCTTCTCGATCCAGGAGCGGGCCAAGATCCGGATGCACCTGGGCTACCCCAGCGTCAGCCCGGTCCAGTCCATCGGGCTGGGCTTCCCTGCCTACAGCCAGCCCCTCTGGCTGGTCGAGAAGGGGATGGACCTGCTGCTGGACGAGGCCGTCCCCCTGGTCCGCAACCGGGTCCAGATCCTGGACGACATCGAGCGACAGATAGACGAGGCCCGGACCCGCATGCGGGCCGAGCGGGTCGGCGACATCACGATGCGGGCGGATGAAACCTCGGCCCTCCGGTCCGAGTACATGCACCAGGCCCGCCAGCTGGCCGACATCTTGGGCGCCCCCATCAACATGAACGCGAGCCGGTTCGCCGCCGGGTTCGGGTTGGCGCCCGTCAACTCGCGCGTGATACATTCCTGACCGTCCACAACCTTTTGACTGGAGCTGACCCCGATGGCAATCAAGTTGGTCGAAACCCTGGCGAACGGGATTTATCGCGAAACCTTCACCAACGCGCCTGCGGAGGAGTCGGAGCATGCTCGATTCGAGCAGCTGGGTCCCTGGCGGCAGGTCAACGTGGCGGCCAGCCAGACCACGACCAAGGCGACGCTTTGCGGGGTAGACGCTGACGCCCCGACCCGCATGATCATGACCCGGGCCGGAACACTGAAGGGCCTGCTGGTCGACCTGGTCGGCACCATCACGGCCGGCGGCACCACCGCTGCCATGACCATCACAGTCCTCAAGAACGGGACGGCCACCGCCCTGGCCGCCACGCTGGGCTCCACCGCTGGAGCCGGCCCGTCCAACCAGACCGACCTGGTCGACGACGCGAGCGACTCGACCGCCGTCATCGCGTTCGCCAAGGGCGACAAGATCGAGGTCCAGGTGGCGTCGACCGGCACCCTGGCCCCCACCACGACCGACCTGTCGGCCTACGTCCTGATCCGCTGGGCCCCGTAAGGCCAGTTCCTGTAGACTGGCCTGATGGCGGCCGACAGGACCAGACCCGACAGTCCAGCGGCCGAGCTGCCCGAGCGGTCGGGCCAGGTTCATCCAGTGGACGGGATGAACCTGGACCAGGCCCTGACCCGGCAGCTGGTGCCGGTGGTGGACCAGATCCGACAGCTGGCGGCTGACTTTGGCGCCAGGCCGTACCGCATCTTCTTGGTCCACATGGGGTGGAGCGGGAACGTCCGTGGGATTGGACTGGCCCGCGAGCTGGCCCGCACCGAGCTGATCCCCACGCCCAAGATCCAGTCGATGGACCAGACCACCCAGCAGGTCACGCCCTTTGGCCGCTCGGAGGAGGGGGGCCTGCGCCTGACCGAGATCTCGGCCCGGTACAGCGAAGACGACCTGCTGGGCAAGACGCCCGACATGGTCAAGCCCGACCTGCCCAAGACCAACCTGCGGAACACCGAGTTCTTCTACGAGGTGGTGCAGTACCACACTGCCGGCCAGCCGTCCCGCCGCCGCTACATCCCGGAGTCGGTCCCCGACCTGCGGGCCACGTCCTGTCAGTGGACCATCAACCTGACCAAGCAGGAGCAGGACCGTACCCGGGACGGCCGGATGGACCGTAAGGACGCCTGATGCCCAGTATCAACATCAAGCCCTTGCGCCTGGCCGGCCAGCTGACGACCGACTACCACGACATGGTCAAGCGGGTGGTTCGGGAGGTGCAGGTCGAGGTCAAGGGTGGCCTGGCGATCGTGGACGACGAGATTGCCAGGTCCCGCCCCCTTCCGGTGGACCGGGGCCTGTACCGCCGGTCGTGGCGGACCCAGGACACGCCTACCGGCTGCACGCTCTACAGCGACTCCCCATATGCCGCGATCATCGAGCTGGGCAGGCGGCCGGGTGGCCGCCTGCCTCCCGTCAGCCTGATTGCTGACTGGGTCATGCGCAAGGGGTTGGCCCGCTTGAACGGACCGCAGGAAGAGGTTCACGGACCGACCCAGCGCGGGGTAGGGAGGGCCGCCTTTACTCGTCGGTATCGAGCTTCCAGCGAGCGGGCACGGGCCATGTCCATCGCCTGGCTAATCGCCAGGGCCATCGGAAAGAGGGGCCAGAAAGGCCACTTCATCCTCAAGCGGACGCGGGAGTTCCTGGACATCAAGGTAGCGAAGGCCGTCGAACGGGCCATGATCCAGCATGCCCGGGCGGTCGGAGCCCGGCAGGTGGGCGGATGATCAGCCGGCAGCAGTTCAGCAAAACGCAGTCCCTCGACCTGCGGACCGCCATGGCCGCCGCGCTGTGCCGCAAGCTGCAGAGCGAGCTGTTCCCCGGCCCGGGCGGGATCGGGACGACCCGCCTAGAGGTGGCGTACCAGGAGTGGCCCTCGTTCGGGGACGAGGTCGTGACCCCGGCCGCCTGCGTCTTGCCGGACGGGGAGGGGCGAGACGTGGAGGCCCGCCTGACGCCCAGCCTGCTGGAGGATACGTGGGAGAATGAGGGCGAGCCTGGCTACGGACTGTACGTGCTGTCCGACTACGAGTGCGAGTTCCTGGTCAAGATCCGGGCCGCCACCAGCGCGGAGCGGTCCGCCGTCATCGCCGGGGTGGAGCAGATGTTCGTGCAGGACCCCGACATCCTGATCGCCCCGGTCGGGGGCAACCGGTATGGCATGCTGGCCCGGATGGACGAGTACTACCAGCGGGAGTGCCGCTTTGGCTTGCTGGGCACGACCGTGATAGATGATCAGGGGACGGCGATGCGTGAACAGCGGGATGCTCAGTTCAGGATCCAGGCCCAAGCCCAGAAAGTTCGGGTAGGGCTGGTCCAACCGTTCACCGTCCGGGTCTTCACCGATATCGATTCACCCCTCGCCGATCTGGCCATCACGGTCAGCAAGCTGATCTGACGGAGGTCCGATGCCCTTCCTGCTGCGACAGTCCGACCCCCCCACCCTGGCCCAGATCACGGCCATCCCCCAGATCGTGATCATCGACCGGACCGGTCCGGTCATCTCGGTCGGTGGCGGCAACAAGGCAGTCTGCCTGGTGGGCGAATTCATCAAGGGGCCGTTCACCCCGACCGAGGTCAGTGGCTCGGGCGATCTGAACGCCCTGTACGGCGGGCTGGTCAGTCCGGCCAACAACCTGCCGCTCATCAGCCAGTCGGCCGTCAGCGCCGGCACGCAGGATGGATCGGGCATCGGGTTCAACGGCAACGGGATCGCCCAGCTGAAGGGGCGGCAGTTCGGCCGCCTGTTCATCCAGCGGGTCGACACGGACGCCGTCACGACCAGTGGCGGGACGACCAAGGGCACGATCGCCATCACGGTCTCGGGCACGCCCAGCCCCACCACGCAAGACATCGTCGTGCCGGCCGGCACCCGCTTTGCCGACTCGGCCAGCCCCACCATCATCGTGGCGACCAGCCAGGACAACATCGTGCCCAAGGGGACGAGCCTGCCGGTCGTGCTGAACGTTTCGGTCTTCTTCGTCAAGGGGACGACCGTCGGGATCGCGGGCCTGGCCAGCCCGGCCGGCATCCTGGACCCGGCCATTCCCTCAGCCCCCACCACCACGACCATCACGGCAG